TGAGATTCTCTGTTCCAAAGCCACTTGTAAGAATTGTAACAGTTCCTTCTGGAGATTGCCAGACAACTGATTCGTCGCCAGATCCAGAAAGTGGCAGAAGAGGAACATCCGCACGTTCGAATATTGTGATAGATTCGGTAGCGCTGGAGATATCGAAGAGAACCGTACCCGAGCCTGGGAACGATGGAATCCACATCGTCTTGGCACGAGGCTCTGCATCGATAACACCAACTGCCGTACCAGAAGTAAGTGGGAATATTGGTGGCCTTTCAGAATCTTCGTTAAGCCAACCATAATCAAAGTAACCTCTATCAATGTTATCTTGATGGATAAATCCAGTATTAGATGGCCATTCATATTGGTCATATGGAGGTCCACCAACAACAGATCCTCCAAGTTCACCCCAATCTTCACTGACAACGTTGTAACTGAAGTTACCAACTTCATTAGTATTATCGAACGTTGGAAGTGTTGTACTTCCAACACTGACATCGAATCCACGACTAACGTTGAGGTTGCTGATTTCACCCCAAGTCTCGTTACCCTGACCATAAAGAATAGAAGATTCGTTGTAAGAATCTGTCTGTTTTTCATCACTAGAACCAGTAATTCCGAAGAGACCAACAGTATCACCGACATCAATAATTCTAAGATAAGTCTGACCTTCCTCTCTACCCTGTCTAAGAGTGATAAGACCACTACCTTTAACGTGTGGAATGTACCTATTTTCAGAAGAACCAGTAAGGAATTTGGTAACGGCAGTGTCAGATGCCTTAGTGACAGACTCACTAATACCACCGATTGTAAAGAGACTACCAGAACCAATCTCGGTTGCTGGTGTAATGGACTCATTACCAGTACCACTAATGGTAAATTCACCCTCAAGACCGAATACTGTGTGTTGAGGAGCCTGACTGAACCAGTTGTAACCAAAGATATTGATTCCAGCCTTGTAGGTGGCAATACCAGTAATACCAGAAGATTCGTAGTCGTATGCTCTTGGAGCATCTGCAAAGTCGGATAGGAAGAATGTTCCGATACCGTTGTAAGAAGTTCTGGCGAATGCTTGATCGCCTTCTCCAACAATAGTAACCGCCCTGAAGCCAGGAATAATGTACTTGTAATCTTCTGCTCTGAAAGCAACTAGACGTACAAATCCATAATCTGCATCGTCTTGAGTTGGAGTTTGACTGATTGAACCATAATCAATAGGTTCAACAAATCCATCTCTTTCAAGAGGCGATCTCCAATGAGGAGTGAAGTCCTCGATGATCGTACCACTGATAGCAAAGAGATTTGTATTCTCGTAGTCTTTGACAATTGCAACGTCTGTTGCAGCACCTGTGAGGGTATGTCTTGCAGTTGTTGATGGTGGGAAGTGTGTAAGTTTGAGTCCTTCTGCGAATCCTGTAAAGAATAGTTCTGCACGACTGATTCTTTGACGAACAACTGCTTCTGCAGCCGCACTTCCCTTGACAATGAGACCTGTACCTTCGATACCCTTCGGTGTGAAGGATTCGTTTGCAGATCCATTGAAGGTAAATTGACCTTCTTCTCCAAATACTGTGTGTTGTGGTGCCTGACCAAGACCAAGTTGACCCTGTGCAGTGATCGTACCAGATCCTTCCCATGCAAAGGTGTTTCTCTCGGAGAGTCCCGACTGTTTGACCAGTTGAGCAGTTTCTCCAACATAATCTCTGATAAATCTGTCGTATGCCTTGTTCTGTGCATTAACAGAAGTTGCCTTGGTGGACAACTTACCGTAACGAACATCAGCAACGATCTGACCCCAATCTTCATAAGATGATGGAGTCTGAGAAATATCACCAAATGCTTCTGCTGTTACCTGATCGGCATCAGCAAACGAATTAGTATTATTTTGTGTAGAGTCAAAGGTGACATCATCACTAGAGAATGCTGCACCTTGTCTAATAGCAACCGTGCCGAAGTCAAATTCTTCGAAACCGCCAGTGTAGAAGGAGTAGTCATACGTTCTACTCTCTTCAAGTGTACCGTTAAGGGTTTCCTCATTAGGACGAATTTCAATAAATTCGTCTGGATATGTCTGTGAGGTTCCACCAGAAACGGTGAGTGTAATTCTTGATTCGAACGGATATATGTTGAATTCCGCCGTTGCAGCCTCTTCAGAGACAGTAAGCGTTCCAGATCCGATTTCGACAAACGTATTGCTTGTATGGGCCTCGCCGAGGAGGGTAGGAAATGGTCCTGCGGCCCCAAAGTCGGGAATAACCAGTCTCTCCAGACCGCCACCAATCTCGAATAGGGTGCCAGATCCTTGCCAAGGCGCCTGAGAACGAGATACCTTACCAAGTCCTTGGATAAGGACTGGATCCATTGGAATAGAAGGCACGAAGGTTGCAGACTCTTCTAGACCGTTTGTAATAGTTGCGATTTCTCCGAATGGATATACATCGCCTACAAAAGTGATAATACCGTAATTGTTAGGGTTAAAACCTAGTGCGTCTTCTTCAATTACGGGTGCATCTGAAATATTTCCAAAATCCTCTGTCGTCCCCGCTGTGGCCGTAATCTGACCATAGGTGTCGGAGACAAAATAGTTTATTCTTGCCGAGTCGTAGGTAAAAACCTTTGGGGCAGACATACTAAACCTTCATCTGATAAAAAAGGGGAGATACTTCTGTCGAAGCACCTCCCTTACATAATAAAGATCTAATTATATGTATTAATCAGTCAAGTGCAACGTTCAGGGTGATCTTAATTTGGTCACCGTTGTTCTGAATATTGTATGGACCGTTTGTAAATCTCTCAGCGTACATGATGCTGGAGTACAAGGTCGCAGTATTCAGACCTGCAACACCGTTTGCGGTTGCAGTCAGAGAAGGAGTTGTTACGAACTCATCTGCGTTAGGTACGTTGAATACGGTATAAACGTTCGATTCCAGAGTTGTGTTACCTGCACCAGCAGCGACATAAAGAATGTCTCCAGCTACTAGTCCGTGGTTGGTTGCGGTAATCTTACCGAAACTAAATGTAATCGATGGGTCAGTCTGAGGCTGAATGTTGTCGATAAGTGCCTTATCTAAGTAAACAACGTTCAGAGCTCTGTCAAGTCCAATGATTCTAGTTCCTGTTTGAATACCAGGGTTTCCTGCAACATACTGACCAAGTGTAAGGTCATTCATGTTGATGTTAGTATCTACATTGAAGTAGAAGTTACCAACAACGCCGATACAAGGATCAACGTTTGTACCCTTCGAGACAGTTGTTCCGATACCAACCCCTGCAGCGTGTTCAACACCCTGAAGTGCAACAGGCATGTTGTTCGCTCTAGTCACATAGTAACCATAGATGTTACCAGCTGGACCAGTAAAGGTGAAGGTTTGTTCTGGATAGGTCGCGGTTGTACCACTACCAACGTTCTTAATAACCCAACGAGATCCATTCAGCAGGATTCCATACTGCTGAGTGTAACTCTGATCTGATCTATTATTAACACAGTTTGGATAACCTGTGTTTGCTGTCGTTCCATAACCATTGGTGTTACCATCAATGTATGGTTCAAAATATGCTGTGGTAGACGGTACGTCACCTTCCGCTGGGGTCGTATTACTCGTAAACAGTTTGAGTACGAGGTTTCTTGGTGAAGTATCCTCTAGGTCTTGCACGAAGTTATTCTGAGCAATCAGATAACGGAGGGACTCAATTTCACCAATATTGGGAACTAGTAATGCCATCGAAACAAACTCCTCTAGGGGTTAGACTTTTAAGAACTAATGTTATTTATAATTTTAATTTTAAAGAGATTAGGAATCTTCTAATACCTGAGACTCCGAACACTTCAAATGTAAGGATATCACCAGCAACAATTGTCTTATCCCAATTATTTAGTACATCGTCAAAGTATTTGTCAACTCCAGACAGGATTACTCTGTTTCCTCCTGTTATACTAGTGAATGTGGGATAGTTTGTGAAGTTAGATTTGGAAATTTCAAAAGCTACATTTCCATTCTGATCGGAAAGAACAGTAATAGAATCTATAACTCCACTTACGTCAAGTGTTACCTTGCCTTTGTTTCCTGCAAGCATATCCGAACTACCACTATCAATTACATAATTGATTGTTCTGGTAAGATCAGCAGTTGTTGCAAGAGCAATAACAAAGACATTATCCGTTTGTAATGGTGCCTGATTAAAAATAATGTTACTACCAGCAAGAGTAAAATCTTGTGAAGGATTCAGTACACCACCATTTTTAACAACAATTAGTTGTTGGTCATTGATTGCAGTATATGGAGTTCCATTTTCAGCAAGAGCAAATGTAACTCCTACTCCATTGAAACCACCACTGAAATCATCAATTACAACGTTACCATATTGAATGGCTTTAGTTGGAATCTCATAATCGACTCCAACTCTGTATTCACCTGGCGTATTTACTGATACAAGGTAATTTGTCATCAGGAAACTCCAGGCACTACAAGAACGTTACCCTGAATGGGTTTCGTTTTATATGAGTTAGGGGAAGTCAAAACAAGATCATATACATATCTTCCACCTTCTATTGCAGCAGTAGCTGTCGATGCAAAAGCAACTTTGCACTGTCCAGCCAATCTGTTAGGGAATGATATAACAAAAGGGTAGTATTTTGTTGCCGCAGGATGCTTTCGCATCTTGGCTTCTGCAGTATATCCAGTAAGATTTAATGCAGATGCGTTCTGGTTTTGAATTGTGAACGTGGCTTCAAAATCTACGCCCTGGTCAACCACCAAATTAATAACTCTTGCTGCCATTATCCATCAGGGTCGGATTTGAACTATTTATCCAATTTTTCTAATATCAACTTCATCATACCTTTCAACTCACCAACCTCTTCTTTGAGATTAGCGATTTCTTGTTTTTCAGTCAACGCTTTATTCTTCAATCTCATGTATTGTTCATATTCCTTGTCAGAGTTATTCAGAATCGCATTTGACTCTGAGTCTCTAACAAGTCCTGCATGATCTTTAACTTTAATGTACATATCAAATAGAAGCGATGGCTCTCAAGTCACGAATCTTAGGAACATAAGCAAAGTTAGTTCCTGTCATAATAATCTTGATTTGGAATCCAGTAAACGGAGGTAGATCTCTTACATTATATTCATATTCACGATAGTCATCTAATCCGTTAGAACCAGTGATTCTTCTATCTGGTAAACCATCATTCTTTGCAACATCAATAGTGACACCATCACCATCAAGGTTGTTATAGCCAGGGAAGAGTTCAAACAACTGATACTCAGCAGGAGTATCAGGTCTAAAGATCCTATAAAGAACTCTAATATCATTAGTTGCATGTCTATACGCATCAAACATAACCTTCAATCCATCAGCAGATTTCTCAAGATTAACTGGTTTAGACACATAGATTGATGCAGAAGGATCAGCATCAAGAGAATTGACTCTAAGATCAGTTGCATAATCACTAATCTTATCATTAATTCTATCCATTGTAGTAATAACATTGACTCTATCCAAGTCAATCATTGGACTTACCTTACTATCTTCGGTAGTAAGAGTAAATTCCATAGTGAAGGACTTTCTGCCAGGGAAATCTTGGAGTCTAGAAAGTTCATTTACCTTAGAAGCAACGATTCTTGGGGAAGTGAATGGGTTATTACTGTTAAGAGAAATTGGTTCAAATCCTTGATCAACAAAGGGTTGATCCGAACCATCAGGACTATTACCTGTAAAGGTTCTAACCCTTGCAGATGCACCTGTTCCTTCTGGTTGAAGGATAGAAACATTCGTTCTCAATGAATTGTAAGGAATGTTTTGTGTTGCTCTAGGTACGTTCTGTGAACCAACAATAGAGTGTTGAGATTCGTAAGATCCTGCAGATTTTGTTTCATTAAAATACAATTCTGGGAGTGTACCAGAACCAGCAGCACGATTAGTACCTCTACTAGAAACACCGACCCTAACCCAATAATGGTCAATGTCTACAGGATAATTTCCAACATCTGTAGATTCAAAACTATGTTGACAGTTAATTCTTCTAAGTGAAACACCATTTAACTCATACTTATGAATCACATCATTGGGATCATAATCACCAGACTTAGTATCGTCAATTGCTCTAGTAACACCAGTAATTGAGGAATTGTTAGTAGAAACACCAGTATACTTAATAATTTCCTGTCCAATCTTTACATAGCCTGGGTTATTTGCATCAACTGGATAATTTTCAAATCCAGTAAAGATACCAACAGATGTAACAGGAATATCATCTGTAGATGCAGAATCAAATGCAGCAGTAATTTTTTCTGGTTTGATATCACTTTCAATACCAAACAATTCGACTCTATCTAATCCAGAGTACATACCGTGGTTAGAGTGTTTAACTCTAAAATGCAATCCATCAGATGCAGTATTTGTAAATTTAACTGTTGCACCCGTAAGAAGTGTAGATCCACCAGCACCAACATAGAAAAGGTTGGAAGAAGAATCAACTTTTGGAGATCCTTGAATATTATCAATAATTAACGTATTGAATGATGTAATAATGCCTGGGTTATTAGGAATAGTAAGAAGAAGATTCTTACCAAATCCACCAGTATCAGCTGAATTAACAGTTAACACATCACCCGCTGCATATCCAGTACCACCGATAGAAACCGTTGCTGCCACTGCAACACCACCATTAACATGAATACTTGCCTTTGCACCTGAACCACTACCAGTTTTAGCAACCAGAGGAACATTAGTGTAAACAATAGATCCGTTAGTAAATCCTGCACCAACAGAACTCAATACAAGATCACTACCAATACCAACAGCACCTAGAACTTTAGAAAGTTTGGAACTAAAGTCTTTATTGTTCTGTTGTTTAATGGTAATACCTGGCTGTAAAGCAGTAGTTTCATTGGAAGAAAGACTCTTTGCCATACCAACAACTACATTCCTTGCAACCATATCAATTGGATTTCTCCTCAATGATGCAATCTGTCTGTTACCAATATCAAGATCTGGATTATAGAATCTTACATTAGCTTGTGCAGCGTTAAATTCTGCTCTATAAAGAGTGAACTTAAGGTCTTCAAACTGTGAAGGATCCCATGTAGCACCGTTCTGTGATTTAAAGAGAGAACCGAGAAGTGGTTGTTGAGAAACAATGATTTTTTCGGAATCTGGTTTGTTTACCGTGGTTACATCTTCTTCACCCATTCTTGAGATGAATACTTGATATTCATTTGATGCCGAAAGAAGAACCAATGCAAACTCTCCACCACCCTCACAATAAACAGGAGAGGGGAACTCAAAAGTTGTTGCTAATGTACCATCATCAGAGAGAACAACTTGATCTGGATCAAGAATTGATTCACCAAACGGAAGAATAGTTTGTGTTGGTAAACCAGTTTCCAATGTTCTTACTTGAAGAGTAACTGGGAGACTCTTAGTATCTTTAGTTCTAAAGAACACATCACACTTAGTGAGGAAAACACCATTGACATCAGGAACCTCGAAAGATTCTGCAAGAGGGTCAACCCATCTTGTTTGTTGTGTAGTTCTTTGACTAAACGTAGTATCAGCAACTAATCTAGTATCACTTTCAGTAATTGATCTGGAATCTGATCTAGGAATTCTTTGAACGTCTGCATTTCTCATTCTCAAAGTAGATTCTTCTACATTTTGTAGAGTACCTTGAGAAGTAAAGTTAGTTTCAGCAGAACTATCAGTGAAACCAGAAATAGTTTCATTTGTAGAACTGGAAGTAAGAGTAAAGGTTTTTGTACCAGTGTCAAATGTTGGTGTTGCAGGTGTAATCGGATCAGGAACAAATAAAGATCCAATCAATACACCAGC